GCGATTCGGATTGCATCCAGAAAAATGGACGGCGTCGATTTGTCAATTCCACAATTTGGAGGACTGAGAACGGCCGACCAACAAAACAAACTTTTCGAAAATAAATTTAGTAAGTGCGACGGGTACGAACTAAAATCATACCATCAAAGCGGTTTAGCTATTGACGTTATTCCATACATAAAAGGCGTAAACATTTACGCGTTGCCCGAAAAGGAAATGGAATTGGCGTTTTATAAAGTTGCGTCGTGTATGTTGGAAGCCGGAGCAAAAGAAAACGTAAAATTGAACTGGGGCGGAAATTGGAAAACTTTCAAGGACTTACCGCATTACGAAATACGATGATACAATTAAAAAAAATTATAAAAATTATTCCAAAATTGGATCCGATTGTTGAAACAATAACAACAAACGCGAAACAAAAGAAAATTGCTAAATTAATTATTCGAGCGATTCAAATTTGCGCGGTTGTTTATTTATTGTCAAAAGGACTAATCGACGACGAACAAGCGATTGAAATAATTAAATAAAAATCTTCATCTTTCCATAAGGGATGCAGTTGTGTTTTTTTGCTTTGGGTGGCCTTAATTGGTCGCCCATTTTTTTGTTTATTTTATTTTAGTGAATATTTTTGTTCATTTATTAAAAATAAATACTTATCTTTAAAAAAAACACGGCTATGAATTACGAACAATTAAGAGAGTCCAAAATTCAGGACATCGAGAAAAAGTTAAGAAAAAACGAATCGGTTTCACGTTGGGCGGTTAATCCTTACCGCTTTGAATTACGTCAAAGATTAAGCGACGACGAAAACGCATTGGAAGAACTAGAAAAACTAATCGAATATATTAACGAATCAATTTAATAAAAATGAGAGCAATAAAAAACGACATCGAAAAAAGAGTTTTGAATTTATCAAAATATTACGCTTATCCGGAACGACTGGCAACAATTAATTTGTTGGAGGAAATCGCTTTGGCAATTGACCTTTATCAACGACGTTCGGTTTCGTCTTTGAAGTCGTCCAAATGGAACGAAGAACAAGGAAACAAAATTCAATCGGACGTTTGGTTCAAAACGTGGCAAATTCAAAAAGCGACGTTAACCAGGTTGCAACAACGATACCGAAAAACGTTGGAAATTTTAAGCAATACAAAATGAAAAATCAATTAAAAAAAATCGCCGAACCGAAATCAATTGATTCGATCGCAAAAGAAATTCGAAAACACGCAACCGCATTCCACAAAACAGTTCGCGCAAAGTCTATTAAATTGACCGAGTTCAAAAAGTTTTGTGAAATATGCGACGCGACAATCATTGTCCGAAAGTCGGACGGTTCGGAAATTGAAATAAAATAATGAATATATTTGTTCATTGTCAAAAACTTTTATAAATTTGAATAACTTTAAAAACGCAATTTATTATGGAATCAAAAACACATTGGAAAACGTACCACAACTATGAATATTTGGGTGCGTACAGTTTAGAGAATGGCGACGATTTAACGTTGACAATTTCAAAAGTCGAACAAGATATGGTCAAAGGCCAGTCCGGACGCGAGGAATCTTGTATGGTTGTATTCTTTGAAGAATTGGACAAAGGAATGATTTGCAACAAGACAAACGCCAAAACAATTCAACAAGTACACGGAACGCCATTCATTGAGGAATGGAAAGGAAAGCGCGTAATTTTAGGAACTGAAAAAGTTTCCGCATTCGGCGAAACAACGGACGCATTGAGAATTCGAGCGTACAAACCAAAAGCGAACATCGATCCGACGGAAGCGGTTGAAAAATTAAAAGGCGCATTGGATTTGGCCGACTTGAAAGCGATTTGGCAATCATTGTCAAAAGACGAACAAAACAACAAACAAATTTTAAACACAAAAAACACGACGAAAAATGAACTTAGTTAAGGAATTACAACAAAGAAGTCCAGAATGGCACAAAGTCCGAAAAGGATCAATCGGAGGAACGCGCGTCAAAAGTGCATTTGCGAAAAACAATTTGCCGTTAGTTGATGAACTAATCGCGGAAAGACATTCGGACACAATCGAAGAAAATTTCGTCAATGACGCAATGCAACGGGGAATCGATTTGGAGCCGGTCGCAATTTCGGAATTTGAGGACCTTACCGATTTAAAAGTTGATACGTTCGGACTTGCAACAAACGAAAGGTTTCCAGGATGCCATTTGTCGCCGGACGGTTTGATTTTGGACGTTGCCGACGTTCCAATGTCTGGAGTCGAAGTGAAATGCCCATCGACAAAAAAACACGTTGAATATATCAGAACAAACAAAGTCCCGGCGGAATACAAATTCCAAGTTTACCATTATTTTGCAATTTGCGAAACGGTTGAAACAATGTATTTCGTTTCGTTCGATCCGCGTTTTGAAATTAAGCCGTTGCACATTGTTACATTGCACCGCGAAGACATCCAAAAAGAATTGGAGGAATACGAAATCGGATTGTTGAAATTTATTGACAAATTAAACAAGTACGAATCGCAAATTGTCGACACGTTTTAAAATTGAAGTCCAAAATAAAAATCCAATTGTCAATGTTCCCGCAATTCGTTTGTGAGATTTGCGGGGACAAATTGGAGCATCACGGAACAAGTTGTCAAGAATGCGCAAAAGAATGGATTAACAAAAAAAACCAACAAAATGAAAAAAATTAGCATAATAAAAAACCAATTGATTGAAGTTTTTAAAACGGAAATAATTAGCGGAAATTATAAAATTATAAGTTTTGAAAAAAACGTTTGTAATATTTTAGTCGAAGGATGTTATCCTTCAAGTTTATGGATTTCAAATATGCCAAAAATACATTTTTGTATTTGGACAAATTGTTTCAGCTTGCCAATGCAAGAATTGGCGTTTGATACAGACGAAGAAAGATTAAAAGCCTGGAATGTTTACAAAGAAAAAGAAAAAACATATTTACAAACTAAAGGGAAACGCGAAAAACAAAAAAAAATCAACAGACTAAAAAAAGAATTAGAAGAACTTCAAAACCAACAAAATGACGATAAATAAAAAAATTTTAAATCTAGCAGTAAACCGGATCGAATCGGACGAATTTACTTTGCAAGAATTATTCAATAAAATAACAAACGAAATCAAAGACGAACATACTTTGGACCGCTCAAAATTTTACAAAGCGGAGTCGATTATGAACGCGGTTGTTTCGGTTACTGGAATGAGTCGCGAAATGATAATTTCAAAAAGTAGAGTTCAAAAGATAGTTTTCGCCCGTACGATTGCGATGCACTTAATCCACAAATATACTCGTCTTTCAATGGCTATGACAAGCGATATTTTTAATTGCAACCATTCAATGGTAATACACAATAATAAGCGCGTACACGAAGCGAAAAACGGCTATAATCCCGAAATGGGGCATTTATTAAACCTTTGTGAATCGGTTTTGATGACAGAACCGGAAAATTAAGGCGATAAGGCGGGAATAATTGGTTAACCCTGGATTCCTTTTTCTTATTGTTTACTTTTTTCTTTTTTACTTTGTTTACTCCGCCTAAAAAGAATAAAAAGAGAATAAGAGTAATAAATAAAAGGGTTTTAACGTGGGCGGAGCAACAAAACAAATCCGCCAAACTTAATTCAATCCGCCGTTTTTATTTAACTTTGCAAAAAAAACAAATTACCCTATGGATAAAAAAATTACTTGTTATAAATCGCTATTTAATCCAAAAGCCGGCGATTTTATAATTCCAATTGAAAAGGCTTTTAACAGAATAAAAACCGGAACGTCCAAAATTTTACTTGATAAGATCCGGAACGAATCAGACAAAGAAAAAAGAAACGAATTTAAAAAAAATTTACCTTGCTATTTATTTAGCGGAGTATTTTCAGCAAGGAAGGACGATTCATTGGTTGAACATTCCGGATTGATTGCCTTAGATTTTGACGGGTTTCCAGATAATGCGACTTTCAAAACGTGGCGCGATACATTGGAAGCGGACGAATACACAATGTCGGTTTTTACAAGTCCAAGCGGTAACGGATTGAAATCAATCGTTAAGATTCCAAAGGCCGACAAAGACGAACATAAATTGTTTTTTGTTGCCCTGGAAAAATATTTCGATTGTGAATATTTCGATAAATCGTGTAAAAACATTTCCCGCGCTTGCTTTGAATCGTTCGATCCGAATATTTTCATTAATTACGATTCCAAAATTTGGACAAAGAAAACGGAAGAAGAAGGATATAATTTCACGGAACGCGAACCGCAAATAATATTGACAGAAAAAGCGGAAATTATCAACCGCCTTTTAAAGTGGTGGACGCGTGATTTTGGATTGATTGAGGGCGAAAGAAACAATAATTTGTTCATTCTTTCATCCGCTTTTAATGAATACGGAATCGACCAGATTATCGCGGAATCGACAATCATTTCCGAGGTTGTCGCCGGTTCAATGAAGGATTCGGAGGTTGAAAACGTTATAAAATCCGCGTACAAATCCCGCCATTTATTCGGGACAAAGTATTTCGAGGACCGGAAAACGTTTCGTTCGATTGAAACGCAAGTCCGCCGAGGGGTTCCAATTCAAAAAATTCAAGAAACAATCCCGCAAGCGGACAACGAAACAATTGAAGCAATCAAAAAGTCGTCGAAAGAAATTGTTTTTTGGCAAATTGTCGAAACCAGGTCAGGCGAAAAAGTTGTAATCGACAACGTAATGTTCAAATTGTTTTTGGAAAAGAAAGGTTTTTTTAAATTTTATCAAGAAAAAGCGGAAAATCCTATTTTTATAAACATTCACGAAAACATCGTCCATTCGTCATCAGCTACAAAAATAAAAGATTTTGTTTTAAATTATTTATTTGAGCGCGACGAATTGCAAATTTGGAATTTCCTTGCATCGTCAACGAAATATTTCAGCGACTTATATTTGTCTTTCCTGGAGTCCATTGAATTGCAAATGATGACGGACACAAAAGACAAAGTTTATCTTTATTTTTCCAATGGAGTTGTTGAGGTTACGCAAGGCGGTTCGCGGTTAATGGATTACATTGATTGCTCCGGTTACATTTGGAAAGAACAAATTATCCCGCGCGCTTATATTGAGTCAGAAACGGACGAAAACGATTTTAAAAGTTTTGTTCATAGAATCAGCGCGGACGATTTGAAACGGGTCCAAACAATGGAAACGACGATCGGGTATTTAATGAGTTCACACAAAGACAAAACGGACCAAAAATGTATAATTTTTAACGACCAGGAAATCAGCGACGGAAATCCGAACGGCGGATCCGGTAANTCGTTACTTTTAACCGCATTGGGACAATTTAAAAAATTGGTTTCAATTGACGGAAAATCGTTTGACGCAAACAAAAGTGATTTCGTTTATCAACGCGTTA